AAACAGTCTTGTGAGTTACCAGCAACAGCCGACGTAGGATCGTTATTAATGAACTTGTCATTAAAATCATACGCGAATCCTTCAAGGAACATCTGAATCTGCGACTCAACTGGGTCAACAATTGCATTTGGCTGATCCAAGATGCGGCGGTCAACTGTCAGTTTGTTACGCAGGATGTAGAGCTGCTCTTCGTACGACTTTGGCTTAGACTTGAATGTCTGTGGTTCAGAGTTAAGTCCAGTCCAGTTAGGCGTAGGGATGTTTGCGTTAAGGTAGCGCATACCCGTCTGACGAAGGCTTGGGTTGGTTGAGAGTGGAATATCCTTAAGCGCGTTCCATGTCTTATGCAGACTCTTTGTGATCTCTTTTACAAGAGGATCATTTGAAATAGATGCATAATCAGCAAGCGTAAGGGCTCCGTTAAAGTCGATTGCCATATTCTTTTACCTACATTGAGTTTCGATTACGAGAGATACCTAAAAGCTGAGAGATTGTCGACAGTCCTTGACCCTGCTGTGAGGAAGATGGACGAGCTGCTGCTTGACCATTACCCATAGGAGTAGGTGCTGCCTGTCCCTGCAACTTAGAAGCAAGTTCTGGAACTAGCTTGCGAGTCAATGCACGAATCTGTGAATCTACTGCTTGAGCTGCCTCAAGTGGTTTCATACCAGAACGAACAAGACCTTGAACTAGATCAGGAGCTTGGTTTGCCAACGGATACTGAGACATTGCTTGAGATTGCTCTTGTTGCAACAAATATGTGTTGACCTTTTGCATCTGTCGCTCGTAGCGCAACTTTGTAAGTTCCGCTTCTTGCTGCAGCTGCGCGTTGTAAGGATCAATTACATTTGCGTCTTGCAGTTGTTGATAGCGCTGTGCAATTTCGTTCTCTTCGTTCGCCTGTTGTTGGGCGTCCAAAGCGACCTGAATGTCAGCGGCGCTGTTATAACCAAGTTGCTTGAATTCGTCAATCACTCCGCGCCATGCATCAAACTCAGAAGTTATCTGGTCTGCTTGCTTAGCACGTTCATTGACCTCGCGAAAACGTTCGTACGGAACATTTCCTGGTGTTTCCACACCAAGCAAATCGTTCAAATACGCGTCGTTGTCTACATCTAAACCGGCGTCTACGGCACCTATCGCCCCTTGTGCCTCTTGTCCAGAATCGGCGTTCTCCTGAATAAAGCCAGCGAATGCATCGCGTAAACCTATATCCGTCGCCCCCGCTGGTGAATCGGGAGTTTGCATCACCATCTCGTCAGACATTAAGTTTCCCTCAATCTACCACATTAATTGTTTCTATCACTGCCATCAGGGCGTGGTTTTCCCTGATTTTCTCCGCCATTAAGTTGACGCATCATCAACTCATGACGTAAGTCTGTTACTTTCTGTGCTGCGTATTCATCCTGCTTTGCCTTGCTTTGAATACCAAGTTTTTCCATTTCAGCTTGAGATTTCATTTGCTGCTTTTGCATTTCAATCTCAGCCTTCATCTGTTCAGCTTCTGGGTCAAATGACTGTTTCGGCTGCATTTGAGCGTCAGCTTGCTGTTGTTGCATAGCCATTTGCTGTTCCTGCATAGCCATTTGTTGCTGTTGCATCTCTTGTGCTTTCTGTTGCTGGTTAGCCAAGTGATCAAGAATTTGACTTGTTTCAGGCAGTTGCAACATCTTGACTACGAGCGCATTTGTCTCTGGATCTGCTGGATCTCCAAACAATCCCATTTGACGAAGCATCGCAATTTTCTGGATCTTCTGATCTGGAGAATCTTCTTGTGTTGACCCAGGTACGTAGACAACTCGATATTGTCCTCCGTCCCTGATCGCTTCAAAGTTAATGATTCCCTGTTGTACAGGATCCTTAGAATTCATCTGATCATCTACAGACCCCATGAAAGGAGCAACAGCAAACTGCTCAACGAGAGCGATTTCCCACTCTTTAATTTTGGCGGCACTAATTTCGATGTCTGCTCGGATGTAGCTGTGCTGCGTGTTGTCGGCTCGTTGCAGCAACCGCACTGACTCAGCTGGAGTGCCAGCTTGTGCCATTCCTTGACTAACATCATGAAGTCCAGCAACGTCGGCCATGTCTTTTTCAATAACTTGGAGAAACGGAAACAAATCCGCACTGATGCCCGGTGAACGCTGAATCTGCGGAGGATGTGTACCGGTATCGTAATAAATCTTTCGGTATTGCCTGTTCTTGTCGTCAATATCGTCTCCAGTTACATTAAATGCATCTGCACCAATACGTGACCTACGCTCGATAACAACGTAGTCTTTACTCTTCTCCATCTGCTCTACAGCTCGACTGTAGATCCTGTTATAGGTAAGTTGGAGGTGAGTAAGGTCAAATCCTAGACTGTGACCATATGGCGTTCCACTTCGTGGCTGCCAACGTAGTGGCACAAATGGAAACTCATCACGCTTGCTGTACGGCCATACACCTGCATACAGAAGTGAGTCATCAGTCGTTACGATGTATCTACCTTTAGGATACTGTGACGTTGGCTTTTCCCAATACTCATACACGATAGATGCATGACGCCGATGGTCTGCGGCATTAAGACGAGCAGATGTAGGCTGCACCCAGCCAAGACCAGAACCATTAGCGCCTTCTAGGTAAGCATCTACATATCCGGCGGTTTGACCAGTCAATGCGTTTGCTTTGACCTTCTTACCTGCTTCACCATAGTTGTCTACAAACCATGACATGGGTTTGATTGATGCATGTATCATCCACCGAACCTGCTCGTCTGTCTGCGCGTGTGGGTCTACATAAACGTTAAAACAAGGAATAATTTCTTCGCACACGTCGCCAATAGGTAACTTTTCAAAACCCTGAATCTGACCATCCATACCCATATATGGCATGACCTGTTCAGCTTTACTGTCCCACCAGATCTTTACAAAAGAGGTACCTGTAACACAAGCCCAGCGAACGCGTTCCTTAAGCTGTGTTTCACGGCTAAACTTACGAGTGTAATGACCAGCGATAAAGTTTGCTTCGTCTGCAGCCGCACGGTCTTTGTCGTTGTACGAAAGCGGAACAGCTCGTGCATCTGGGCTAACTTGAGTCAGCTTTCCAACTACACCGTCAATCAAAGGACGCATCTTATTAACCGTGATGTAGCGGTTGGCTTCTGATGGATCCTGCAAGCTGGCTAGGTTACGAGCCTGGCTGTTAATCTTGTACCATTGGCGACCTTCAAAGAATGCAAGCGCTTGCATCCATTCAAGCTCCATTTCATGGCGGGTTCGATATGCTTTTTCAAACTGATCTCGAACATGCTTTGAAATCTTCATCGCTTCTTCGGTATCTTCGTCCGGAGAAACTTTCCAATCAGCCTTGTCGTGATCAATGCCAAGCTTGTTCGGATCTGTCAGCAATAACTTGTCGACATCAAAACTACCAGGAGTTCCACTGTTGTCAGGCTTCTTCATAGCCATGACTTTTTGCTTACCTGGCATCAGGTTTTGCAACATATCTTGTAATGCCATTAGATGTACTTATCCCCGTGATGAAAGAATGGCAGTTCAATTCCCATCCCTGTAATACGCTTCAATTGCAAGTATACGATAACACCAATGTACAAGTTAACTATTGTTACAAGCGCAACGACGTAGATCATACAAAGTCCTCCGGTGATTTCTTCACAAGCCAAGTTGGTTTAAACTTACCTTGAGATTGTACTGAATCACACGACACAGGATATTCGCGCCACATAACACCATAACGACATGAGTCTAATGCGTGGTCTGACTTTGTTCCATTGTCGAGATCTTCTGGATCTCGTGGGTCAGCCATAGCAGCTTCTAGTTCACGAATCAAGTTAGGGCATCCATTGCGAAGAATCCTAAACTTAGGTGTAACTGCACCGTCTGTCATACGCGTAGCAGCAAGCCATTCTTTGACGCGGCGCCATCCAGCCTTACGGTCTTTTACAGCTCTTACAGCTGGTAGTCCCTTTCGCCACCACACCTCGACAGGATACTCACCAATGCGTTGTGCTGGGTTATCCGGTGGGAATGTGTTACCCCAGTCAAACGCAATAGCCTCAAGCTTTGTCTTCCATTCACTTGTTCTACGATCTGGATCAACTGGCTCAGCCATCTTAAACGTTTCAAGCAATTCAAGCGCTGCTTCAGCCTGTTGACTGGACACCATACCGGCCTTATAGATCTCGCCAATAACGTAAACGTTTTCGTGATCATCACTGCAGTATAAGTAAAACGCACAGGGAGCGTTAGTACCAAAGTCGTGAGATGCCCAGTACCTCCACCACGGTTTAAAGTCTACGGTGTCAACTACGTGCCATGGGTTGCCCTTGTCGTCATACTGCTTAAATTCAGGGAAGAACCGGCCACCAACACCAACGTCATGTTGGCACTCGCGTAGGAACGAAATAAGACCATACGTGTCAATTTCCTGTTGACAGGTTTCTAGGTTTTTATGTTCCCACGATGGAGTACCGCTGGTAATGCGATAACCCATACGTCCATCTTCTTTTTCGATTGGCTCATAACGGAGATCATTAACAGCAGGAACAATAGGACTTTGCACACGATTCTGTAGCATGTCCAGCTCACCAGACAAGACTTGAGACATAACACTATTTGCATGAATGCGGTTTTGCACAAAAACAACAGCACAATCATTAGACTTAGCTGGCAAAATAGTTTGAGTAATTGTTCCTATCTTTTTCTCAACCCGGTTAACGGAATCATCCAGTTCATCAATGTCGTCCAAGATAATGAAATCTGGACGCAGATGGTCCAACTTAACACCACGAGCACCAGTATCAAGCCCAAAAGCAAGAACGTTAAAACCATTAGCAGTCCTAAGCTTAGATGCATTCCAGCCTTTAGAAAAGCCATATTTGTTCATAGCCCTTTCAATGCCGCAGCGTTCCATTGCGTTAGCTATGTCCGTTACGTGTCTGTCAGCTGCTTCCTGAGTACTGCATACATAAAGTAGGAAACGCCTTGTACCTTTTACGGCAATACGAGCTGATATAAGCTCCATAGTAGTAGACTTGCCACCACCTCTAAACCAACACTCAATCAACGCAGGTGGCGTTACTCCCTGCTCAAGGCCTTCAGCCCATTCCCATGCGCGTTTGTGATGAGGTGCTAGTTCTGAAGACGCAGCGTGTGGAGCAAACGTTTTAAGCCAAGTAAGGTAATCCAGTTCTGATCCGTTAATCTTAAATGCCTTTCCACTGTCGTAATCACCTGTGTCAATGACTTCTTTCAATCGAGCATCCATGGCTTCAAGCAAAGCATGCGTCAATGGTTTATCAGGACGCGCAAATTGCTTAAACTTTTTAGGAGTCATCTTCTCCAGATCACGCAGATTCATCTACAACCTCCGCGTCAATGACTTCTTCATCTTCACTCTTGTACACCTTTAGCAGTCTCTGTACCCCGGCTCGAATAGCAATGAGTTCTTCAGCGTTATGCACATTCTCGCGAACGATGTCGAGCATTTGCATAGCAAGACTAAAAGCTTGATCTACTTCAAGTGTATAAGCTTTCTGGTGCATCATCTTGTGTTCGGCTTCTACAATGCCTACACGTTTTTCAATCAGCTCAATGACATCCCTAGATGCTGCGTATTGATCAAGTGTTTCAGTCAACACGTCGCCGATTTGCTCAAAGGAGTCTATAAAGTCCGGAGACCCCAATTTACTATGAGCCAATGAATAAGCCGCTTGTACTTTTTTGTATTGGTCAAGACCAACGCCCTCGGCAGCTGCTT